GTACTTAGCAACAGAAACCCACCACAAATTAATTTAAAAACACTATTGACAAAAGCGTTAAATAGTGTATAATGTAATGATACTCAATTAAGAGTATAAACAGCATGAACTATTTAGAATGGCCACAGGCCTTAGTCTTTTTAGGAATTGCAAAACTAAGACCAAAGTGGTCAAAGTTTTTCCAACTATAAAGGAGATTATTATGGAAAAATATATTAGAACTTTCGCTGGGCGAAATGTAAACGTCAACGATTATACAACTAGGTATGTCCAAAACCCAGACCCCTCATTAACAAAATTTAACAACCTAACATTTATGGAGTTTTCTTGGGAATGGATTGGTGACATTGACCCATATGACCCAACTACATGGCCATCATCATTATTAAATGAAGGAATTAGAGCAGACCAAAGTTCTGGTGTTGGAAAAGATGACCTTGCATACGATTTTAGAGTTGATGGTTGGTCTACAGATTATTTTCCACCTATTAAAAAAACAAATGGTGAATGGGAAGATGGAAGAACAAGGATTTTAGCTGCAAGATTAAATAAAGAAGATTATATACCAGTAGCATTATTCAACTCTAACTCTGATACACCAATATCAGACTCAACGGCAAATGGTTTGATTGCAAACAATCATAAAAAGGCTTCACCATCTGCAATGGAAGATTTCATAGAGGGTGGTGTAAAAGTTGTTGAGTCAAAAGAAGTCAATAGAGATTCAGACTCAGTAATGAAATGGTTAACTGACAAAGCAAAAGTTGAACAAAGGTTTAGTAACGATAGTGGTATATGGACAAAAATTGTCAACTCTGTTNTGGAAAGAACATCTAGAGATAAAGAATTNGTTATCATAAAAGATGGTGANGCATGGAGGAGAGATTTTGTAAGTAAAATGACAGAATATAAAANTAATCCACAATCTGCTTTACTACTGATGGCAAATACTGGTAACNCTGCGATTAAATATTGGACAGATCATGTATTACCAAATGGTGGTACACCAAGACCATTAATCCTTTATACTAAATCATACTCNCCAGCCAAGTGTGCAAAAGATGTAGAGTTTTTTATTCAAAAGGTAACAGAGTTACACACACAAAGTTTTGGATATGTAAATGATATGGTTTCATCAAATACTGAAATGTTTACTCTTAAAGTACCAAAAGAGTTACCTTTTAAAATTATGGGTGTGATTCCAAATCTTATGAAAGACGATCAACCAATCATGTTAAGTAACTATCAATTGGTATCAACTGATGACTATATCATGCATGGTTCAAACATTTCAAAAGTGTTAAAGGTAGTAAACTAACTTAAATGTGTGGCATAATTGGTGGTTTTAATATTGATAATATAAATCTTGGTCTTGACGCTATTCAACATAGAGGTCAAGACTATAGAGATATAAAACAAATAGAATCTGTTTCTTTTGGTCATGTTAGACTTTCAATTATGGACACATCAAATTTATCTCACCAACCATTTTCTGTTGGTGAGATAACAATTATTTTCAATGGTGCAATCTGGAACTTCAGAGAAATCAGAAAGTACCTAATCAATACATACAATATCAAATTCAATACAGATGGCGATACAGAAGTTCTTGCACATTTGTTAGACAAAGAAGACTTATCTGGTTTAGATAGAGTTCAAGGTATGTTTGCTGTTGCATGGACAAAAGGTAATGACGATATTACTATTGCAAGAGATAGACATGGTGAAGTACCACTACATTATTCTTTACTAGAAAACAGTTTGTTCCCTCATTTTATATTTGCATCTGAAATAAAAGGTCATAGGGCAATGGGTGTTGATTACTCTACAATCAATATGTTGTCGCCAGGCTCATTTATTCGTGCAACAAATACAGATGGTATCAAAACAGAAAAAGGTCTGTGGTATGACATCAGACAAAATCTAAAAAAGAATCTATTTACTGATAGAGATAGTGCATCTAAACATATTAAAAATTTAGTAGAACAAGGTTCTATAGAAAGAACAGTAAGTGCTGTACCAGTTTGTGTACTTTTATCTGGTGGTGTTGATTCATCTGTGATAGCTCTTGCTGCATTAAAAAATATTCCAAACTTAACTTCATACATTGCAGTACATGATNAANAGAGTAAAGATTTAAAGTGTGCAAGGGAAGTTTCAGAAATGCTAAATATAGAGTTAGTAGAAGTAAAAGTTGAACCACCTACAGTTGATGATGTTAAGGATATAATTAATACTATAGAGATGAACTATAAAGCACAGATTGAAATTGCATGGCCATGTATAAAACTCGCACAAAGAATAGCAAGTGATGGTTTCAAAGTCGTACTATCTGGTGAGGGTAGTGATGAACTATGGGCATCTTATGGAATGAGTTATCATGGTATTGAAGAACATGGTTTTGAAGAATACCGATTAAGATTGTTTGGTTCACAAGAAAGAAAAAACTTCTCAAGATGTAACAAGATATTTATGAAGTATGGAGTAGAGTGTAGACTACCATTTTTAAATACAGAACTTGTTGAAACTGCGTTAGGAATGGAACAAGACATAGTATGGGATACCAAGTTAAGACCAAAGGCGGTATTACAAGATAGTTATATAAACTTGTTACCAGAGGAAATAGTTAAAAGAAAGAAAATGGCATTTCAAGATGGTATGGGAATCAAAGAAGAATTTGAAAAGATACTTGACAAATCTCCCAAAATGTATTATAATGAAACCTACAATAAGATTTTTGGAGTATAACATGAAATATGTACCTTATAAACTACAAGATGTAAAAGATGCATCAGCACAAAATAAATTTACTGTGATATCAACATTCGCTGGTGGTGGTGGTAGTTCAACTGGTTATCGTCTTGCTGGTGGTAAGGTTCTTTGTGTCAATGAGTTCGTAGAAGAAGCTCAACGGACTTACAAAGAAAACTATCCAGAAACACATATAATTCCTGGCGACATTAAAAAACTTAATGGTAAAGATTTTCTTGATGCAAGTGGTTTACAAGTTGGTGAGGTGGATATACTAGATGGTTCTCCACCTTGTTCTGCATTTTCTGTTGCTGGTAAGTTATCTCACAATGCAAATGAAGAAGTTAAGATAGACTTATTTGGTAATGAAACTGTACATAAAGTAAGTGGTAAACACTCTGATGGCTGGGGTCAATCTAAAAACTACTCTGATGGTAAGATGGTAGAAAACATTGAAGATTTATTCTTTGAGTTTTTACGAGTTGCAGATGAGATTAAACCTAAAATTATTATTGCAGAGAATGTAAAAGGTTTAACAGTAGGTGAAGCAAAAAAATATTACTTACCAAAAATTTTAAAAGGATTTGAAGATATTGGTTATGAAGTATGTTCAAAGGTTTTAGACTCAAGATACTTTGGTGTATCACAAACTCGTACAAGGGTTATCTTTATTGCAGTTCGTAGTGACATAGCTGAAAAGGTTGGACTAAACTTTATGACAATAGGTAATTTATTCCCAGAAGAATCTAAAGATGTTGTTGCAGTAAAAGATGTAATGATAGATTTAGAATACGATAAGGAAGAAGTAGACTTTCTTACAGAGAAGTTTACTAATACTGCATACTGGAAACAAACTGGTATTCTGATGGAAACAGACCCAAAGAAAGTTTTATCTGGTGATGATTATAATCCAAAACGACATCACTTTAATCTTAAAAGAGTATCTCAATATCTTCCAGCACCTACACTAACTGCAATGGGTAGTGCAGTTACAACTGCTGGTGCCTTTCATTGGAATGAACCTAGAAAACTTACATTAGGTGAGTTAAAAAGAATTATGTCTTTACCAGATGATTTTATACTTACTGGTAAGTGGAATCAAAAGGCAGAAAGAATTGGTAGAATGGTGCCACCTTTAATGATGAAGGCGATAGCATCTTCTATTTATGATAAAGTAATTAAATTATATAAGGATATTGATAATGGCTGATTTTACGTTTGCACACAGAGAAGAAGGTTTTGATGAACACATAGAAAAATCTATTCGTGGTTATTCTAACTTACTAGAAGATGTAATTAGTATGTCACGATACTTTGTTGAGAATGATACTAACATTGTTGACATTGGTTGTTCTACTGGAAAGTTGACTAAGGCTATGATTGAACATAATGAAGACCATTGTTCTCATGGTAAGTATGTAGGTATAGAAATTGCTGAGGGTTTCTTTAAAGACCTTGAGAATAGAAAAGAAGAACTTAAATTATATGATGTAGATTTTGTATTAGATGATATTCGTAATTATGAGTTCACCAACTGTTCNTTAGTTACATCTATATTNACTTTACAGTTCATGTCAAAGAAAGATAGATTTAATGTGATTGAAAAGATTTATGATGGACTAAATGATGGTGGTGCATTTATCTTTGCAGAAAAAACTATTTGTGAAAATGCATTAGTCCAAGACATGATTACATTTAATTACTATGATTACAAAAGTAAATCATTTGATGCAGATGATATCTTAGATAAAGAAAGAACTTTAAGACATATGATGACCTAATACTTGGAATGAAATAAAT